TCGGCTCTCAAGGAGAGCCATTCCGACTTTCCTATCCAACTCCGTTGGAAGACCTTCAATGAAATGTTTCATTTCATCAAAGGTAAATCTTCCTTCACCGTCTTGACGGTGAATGAAGGCTCTTGGGAAGCAGTTTTCCCCTTTGGGGAATCCCGAAGGGTATTGTCGGAGACAATGGAGAGACCAACCATCTTTCAAGCCTTTGGCTTGGAATTCTTCCTCCTTCCTCAAGACTTCGTCTTGTTGCTCAAGGAAAGACTCAAAAATGGAGACATGGTCTCCATCGGTGAAGTCAAATCCATTGACGGAGTCAATGTAGATTTGAGGGGAAAGTCCCAATTTGGCCTTTAGGCCACGATTGAAAGCCGAATCAGTCAAGTCTTCAAGCCATAAATGGCTTGCCTTGCCGACTTTGTAGAAGGGAATGACGAAGTCATTGATAATTTCCTCCTTAGAAAGGAGGAAAAAATTGCTCAACTTTTCTACCGTTTCACGGTAGAAGGGGAAGGTGGCGGCATGGTTGATTTCATCAACCAAAGATTTGACAAGTTTTTGTTGGTCTGTAAGACCATCAAAATCCTCACCTTGACATTCGTCAAGGTCTTGACAATCCTCAAGGAGGATTGCGAAATCTCGGCCTCCATCGGTCTCAAAGAGACCGACTGCAACCAAAAATCTGCCGAAGGCAAGGTCGGTGGTCTTGCGAAGTGCTTCTTGAAGCACTTCAGCATCAACGGAGTTGATGAGGTATTTGACAGTCCATTCCGATTCAGCAACCAGAGGTTGCTGGTGAGCCAATGGAAGGGCGGCTTGAATGCAGTCTTTTAGACTGCAAAAAAAGTCCGAAGGACTCTCCGCCATTTTCGGCTTCTCAACGAAGTTGAGGGGGTATTCATCATCTTGCTTCTTAACTGTAAGGTTATGTTCCTCCATGACTAAAGTCATTAGGAGGACATATACCTATACAGTAGAAGCAGATGTATGACCCCTAAAGGGGTCATGCCCCTCTCTCCAAAACCATCCCCTAAAGGGGATGAGCAGGAATTTTTGCGATTTCCGAGCCGAAAACCGATTGACTCGCGAATGCACATGGCCTCCTTTTAAAGGAGGGAGTATTTCTAAGTTGCGATTTTTTTCTACCCTCGTAGAGGGTAGAAGTTTGGCCTCAAAAACGATGACTTCGCAAGGCTGATGCTGGCATCTTAAAAATCCCCAGAGGGATTTTCGCAAATATGGAATATTAGAGTCTGCTCTATATTCCATATTTAAAGCCAATCTAAACCCCTCTCGGCCTTTAGGCCGTCTGGCCTTTAGATTCCCGAAGGGATTTTCAATTGGAGAGTTGGCTTTTTAAATCTGCAAGCAGATTTACTTTTGCAACTATGTCATTGAAGGTCGCAAAACTTTGTCTCGGATTTTTGGCTCTAAAGAGCCAACTTCAACAGACACCGTTCAAAATCGGTGCGATTTTTTGCAAGCAAAAAATTCTTAGAGATTTCAGCCCTTTTTTTGGAGTCTTTGATTAGCCCTAAAGGGCTAATCAAAAAGAGGCCGATTTTCCTTCATCATCGGAGATGATGCAAGACTGATGCAAAGACCCCAAAGGATTAGTATGACTTTTCCTATGGGGAAAAGGCATACATAATACTTTGAAAAAAATTGTTAGGGATTTTGCCCCCTTAATTAATACACAAATACTATGATTGAATCTAAAGATTCAATTCATAGTATTTGGCAAGGGAGAATGCCACTTGGAAACCTTTAATAACCCCTAAGACTTCGGAGGGTTGATGTCACAAACACCATCAAAGATTGAAGCCTGCACTTGCGAATTCTCCGAAGGAGACTTCGGTTATCTGGTCGGTGAGCCTTGCTTACTCTGTAAGCAACGAAGCGAAGACCTTTGAGAGCCTTCGGCTCACTGGTTTTGGGGGGGGGTCGGCCAAAAGGCCGACCCCCCGACGGGGTAGACAACGCCAACCACCTCGCAAAAATTTTTAAAATTTTTTTAAAATTTTTAGTAAAAAGTCCTATATTTTCCTGTTTTTCCAGAATTCCTGCTAATTCTTGATGATTTATTTTGCGAATCCTGTTTTCCCCATTGTTTCATATCTACAACTGCACCTGCGGCAGGCAGACCACCGCTTATTTTGCTATTAAACAAGTCAATTGCATGTGCAAGAGCCATAACTGTATCGTTATGACGGCCTCTATCAATGATAATTCCATTTTTCCATACATGCGACTCTAATTCATCCAATAATATGTTCATTATGTTGCGAGTTGCGTCATCTCCGTATGGTATAATGATTTTACCCTGTTCAAACCAACTTCGCAGGCGATTTAGAAGACCTTGCTTCAAAGTTCTATTAGCAACTTTAGATAATGTCATATCCAAAGTAATTCCACGCTGATTTAATAGGCTCTGATATAGACTCTGAAAACCAGCACTCTCAAATGCGAATCTTGGTTTCTTATAGCGTATATTGAAGTCTTCAATTACATCAATTTGTTTTTCTGGTGGGAAATCGTTCTTTCGCCATATATTAACAATGTGGATGTTGCCGTCAGCGTCTTTTCGCAAGACAATCATAACAGAATAGTCTTGTCCTATACCGTGACTTGGGTCAAAGCCAATCGCATAATGACCTTCATGGAGAGCCTGCGTCTGTAAAGTCTGCGACATATCCATATTTTTGCGAGTGATTGTCTGGGGGAATACTGCCGAGTCATCATCAACAACCTTACACAGATATTCTTGTGCGAAAGCCAATTCGCCAATTGCCTGTCTCTGCTCTAAAAGAAAATCAAGTGGTCTCTCAGAAGGCCATAGACATTTTGCTTCTACATTTTCTTCGCTACGCCATTCGTCATAATTGACAATTGCTCCTTTGCGCCAACAATCCCATGATTCATTTTCTAACATCTCAGTATGATAGAGGTCATTCATTGACATGGGAGTTCCAACAACATAGATTGAAGTGCCAGGTGATAGCATAGGAGTCAATTTTTTACGAAACCATTGTTGGACTACTTCATACGACATATCATTTTGGTCATCTAATACATCGTCAAGAGCAATCGCAGCAGGGTGTTCTCCACGAATACCAGAACCAACAGAAGTTGCTTTTATCCATGCGCCATTATTAAGACGGATTTCAAAACGATTACCTCTCTTCTCATCTAACATACGGGAAAGTTCTGGATGGCGTTTCAAATCCTGTCGTATTTCTTCAAGACGATTCATCGCCAAATCTTTATTAGCAGAAAATAGCCATATGGTAAAAGGTTTATTACGCCACTTTTCAAAAAGTAATTGATGTAAAATCTTTACACGAAGCGTTGTTGATTTACTATGGTCTCTCGGAGCGATTACACAGACACGATGCACTTGTTTATCTCTACGGTCTCCATATAATGTCATCCAATCATGGATATGTTCACCCCATGTGTAGCCTAACCACTCATAGAAGTGTCTAATGTCACTACGACTACGCTCCATATTTAGAGCAGTAAGCATACGATTCATTCTTCTTCGTCTCCTCTAAAAAGTGGAAATCCGCACCATTCTGCAAGAGATATACATAGATGCTCTATCTCGCGTCTGTCACACATTACACCTATAATAAATTCTTCGGTGAATACATTGATAGCAATATAATTCGCATCAATTTCTGTGAATCGCAATTCTTTATCAGCAGATGCCCAAATCTTCATCATATTCATCTCCATTAAGAGCAGCAAGTGTTCGGAGACCCATTCGCAAATCACTAAATGCTTGTATCTCTTTAGTATGGGGATTTAATATAACCATTGGGCTTGTTGGTCTTTCGCGAGGAAATCCACACATCTCACCAAATGTATCAACAATCTTATAAGCACCTGGCCGAATAGCCCAACGCTCTTGTCCGTGTCGTGTAAAGGGAGCAACAGATGGCGTATGATGATGGCCTACTACTCCAATATCAAAGTCTGCTTCACCATCTTCCCACATCTTCTTAATCACACGACTTGGGTCAAGATTTGAATTACCTCTACGCTTGTGTCTTATGGATATATGATAAGGTATGCCTGCAAGCCATAGTCGCAAATTTAATTCATGTGCATGATACAAAATACCTCTTTCTTCAACAAAACGCTTTAGAGGGTCAAAATCAGTCATACCAGAAGTCCATAAGTCGTGATTACCAGCGACTACTGCCATAAGAGAGTCTGCCGACATATCAAGATAATGTTCACATAACTTCCATTGAATAGAAGGGGGAATACTTGCTTTCATGGCTGGTCGTGGTTTATCAACAATAAAATTATCAATATAGTCGCCAGCATGGATAACATATACATTTTTGCTATTTGTGATTAATTCGGTGTCTTGTCGCAATTGTTCGTGGTCACAATAGGGATTACCTATGTGTTGGTCACTCTGAAACGCAATACCAATAAATTTATCGCTCTGCATATGAATATCAGCCCAACGAGCATGTTCAATTGCTTTGATGGCTTTTGTGCTAAGTGCTTCAATTTCAGCCCATAAATCTTCATTAGACTTTCCTTGTTTCTTAAGATGCTCAACTACAAATTCTGGCCTATGGCTTGTTGTGATACTTCCATTTATAAAAGCATTTCTTATTCTGTGCCTCCATGCTGAATAAGAAATAGAAGGGTCTTGTTTATACATTCTTTTTGTTAAATCTGCTTCTGTGCCATTCCATTCTTTAGGAAGCATATCATTATAATTAACATGTTCCCACTCAAACAAATCACTTTCTTGTTTGTTCATACGAGTAAGAAAAGCCTCCCAACCCCTATGTGTTTTTTGGTCATTTATTTCATAGAGTTTTTTTGCAAAGCCACTAAAAGTGCCATCATACAAATGAATATTTTCTTTCACAAACTGCTCTGCATCTGCTTTCTTCATTGATACTACGATGTAAGTATTTCTTTATTAATGTATTTGTTTTTACCCCACAGAAAGAATTCAAAAAGAAATAAATGTGATACTGCTCTAAAGTATCGTCTATTCTTTCTAATTTCCATAGGTTGATTTAATCTTATAATATAGTATATACTATACTAAGAGTAGGCTCTTTTAATTAATAACTCTTAAGAAAGAAAAAAGAATAAAGTGAATTTAGACGCAGTCACCTGTTTAATTCTTTTTTTAATTGTTTTAAGCATTGTAAAAAATAAAACACTCTTATCAAAACTTCAATAAAACAACTTGTTATCTCGCAAGGCCTTTGAATACATTCATAAGACATATTATTGCTACGCTCTATTATGGTATGGCCGTTTTCTTCAAAGAAGACCCCTGCCGTTGAGGTGACTGCGGATTTTTCATACGCAGTTCCACATCGTCAGCCTTTTTCACTTATTGCAGGTATGCAAGACATTGTAGAGGAGACGAATCAACTAAGGGATAATGCGAATTATGACAACGATTTTGAGTTGTTTGATGATATGTTGAAATTAGACCCCGAACTAAACGGGGCGGTTCGGGCGGTCAGTCTAACGGGAAACAACTATACGATTGATTATAGAGCAGCACGAAACGCAAGAATCCGAGAAGCCATTAGAGTTCTCGTAGAAGAGACCATTGATTTTGATGACTTCTTAATTAACGCTATGCGAAACATGATGGTCTATGGAAATGACATTAACAAATATGTTGGCTCAAGCAGAGAAGGTATTACAGACATACAATCTCTACCTGTCTCCCAAATATCAATCATTGATGGAAGAAATCTTACAGAGCCAGCAGACGAAAACAATCCTATTATTACCGCAGAGCGATACATTCTGCGTGAAGGTGAAGCAACCGTAGAAGAAATTCGTGCAGAAGAGATTTTACACATACGAACAGATTACAGAAGTAATTGGTTTATAGATAAAGAAAACAGAACAACCTACGGTATATGGGGTTCATCTCGTTTTACATCACTTAAACAGGCAATCCGAGCAAAATACAATAGTATGAATAATAGGATTGCTATTGAAGATGCTATGACAAAACAATACATTACCATTGACAAATCTGCTATTGCACATATTCAAGACCCAGAAGAACAGAGAGACCGTCTCTCACATATTATGTCCCAAGTTGTATCTACTCTTGAATCTCTTCGTGGAGACCAAGTGCCAATCTTCCCAGATTATGTTAGCATTCAGCACATAGACCAGAGAACCGCTATACCAGATACTACTTCATTCCTTGACAATGTCAATGCTGATATTGCGGCAGTTTTGCAAGTTCCAAGAGTAGCAGCAGGTCAAGAGAGAGGTTCTACCTTTGCAGCATCTTATACTGCTAACCAATGGTCTTCGCAAGCCATTCGCAGAATGCAGTCAATCTTAAACCAAGCAGTTCGCAAGATGTTTAGCAAACATCTTGAACTTCTGCGAATTAATCACACAATGGCTGATTTACCATCGCTTGACTTTGAACCTATTGATGAAGAGACCCGTCTAAACAAGATGCAGAGAGCCAACATTGGTTATAATGCAGGTATCTTAACACTTAATCAAGCACTTTCAATTGTAGGTGAGCCACTTGAACTTGAAGGTGATATTAGAAAGACTGATGGCTCAAATCAACCTATGGGTCGTCTTCCAAGAGAAAATAGTCAAGATGGAGCAAACAATGAACAAGACAATGGTCTAAATCAATAAGGTGATAATATGAGCAACAACAAAGATAGCGTAAATGATAGAATGGTAAAGCGAACCGCTTTGCCTACCATATACCTCTTTATTGCCGCATCTGGGACAGTTATCTTCTATGGTATCTTTAAACCCGATATTGTCCTTCCCAATGTTGAAGCGTTTATTGCTCTGATTATGATTATTGGTGTTGAAGCAAAAGACGCATACAAGAATATCCTTGAATTATGGAAACATGAACAAGAAGTTGAGACTGATTTACACCCAGATGTAATAAAAGGACAACAGGAAATTATGAAAATCAATGCTGAACATGAGAGGACTATGGCATTGATGACACTTGAACACCAGCACACTATTGCTCTAAAACAACAAGAGCATGAACATTGTCTTGCTCACGAAAAGCAGCAATCTGAATTAGGCTACGGTAGTGCTGTCGGTCATTCGCATAAGGAGTGATTAAATGCCAGATAGACAAGAAGATGAATCAAGAGATGATTTCTTGTCAAGGTGCATGGCTGATGACAAGATGTTAGAGGAATTCCCAGATAACTCACAGAGATATGCAGTCTGCAACCAATATGCTGATAAAACATCAGAAGTATCTGCTAAGATGGAAGACTACATCTTCTCAACTCCCGAAGGTGCAGAAAAGAAATCAATGGAAATTGGCTTTAATGGTGATATTCATACTTCTACAATGGCAGACGGAACAGTTATGTATTTTCCAGCAAAAACAGAAGAAGAGTTTATTGAATGGTATCGCAAAAACGATTCAGATGCAGAACAAGAATTAAGTGCTTTGCAATATGGAAGACCGCCAAAGAATGACCCACGAAAGACTCCTGCAAAACCAGATGAGCGTAGAAGAGGTTCAGATAAAAATAAACCAGATTCCGCAAGCAAACCAAACAACTCTATTGAAATTAGCAAAGAGACAGAAAATCGTCTTAGAGAAATGATGAGGGAACATAATGCTAAAGTTGATTCTAAAGGAAAAGGCAGTAAAGCCACTATGGGTCGGCTTAAATCTGTATTTAGGCGTGGTGCTGGTGCTTTCAGTAGGACACATGCACCTAATATGTCAAGGTCAGGATGGGGAATTGCCCGCGTCAAAGCCTTTCTTTATCTCTTACGAAATGGCCGACCATCAAACCCCAACTACAAGCAAGACAATGACTTACTTCCTAAAGGTCATCCCAGAGCCGCAAGTGACGATGAAGATTACCAAGATTGGGATGAATCAATCTTTGAAGCGGCAGAATATAAAGGTCGTAAAGTAAAATTAAACAAACCTTTCAGAACACCAAAAGGCCCAAAAAAGTTTGCGGTCTATACTCTAAATGAAAAAGGAAATGTTGTTATTGTTCGTTTTGGCGACCCTAACATGGAAATTAAAAGAGACGACCCACAGAGACTTAAGAATTTTCGCAGTCGTCATAATTGCGATTCGCCTGGCCCAAAATGGAAAGCCCGCTATTGGTCTTGTAGATTCTGGGAGAGGTCTAAGTCTGTCACAGATTTGTTAAGTGAAGACATTAATAAGACAGATGATGCCTCCTCTGAGGTAATGTCATGTGGTTGTGGTTGTGGCTCATGTGGCGGGATTTCCGCAGAAGAAGTTGAAGTAGGATATTATACAACTCCCGAAGAAGCCTCACAGAAGGCTATTGATATGGGATGTGAAGGTTATCACAGTCTTGAAAAAGACGGACAGACTTTGTATATGCCTTGCGATACTCACGAAGAATATATGAGTATGTTAGAAGAAGAAATGGATGCTTCTTATCATATTGAAGAAGACAGTTGTCCTATGGGCGAAGAGATGATTGATGGCCGATGCCAAAAAGTAGCAGTCACTCTTGATGTTCAAATTTCAATTGACGAGACTGTTATTGAAGCAAGCACAGGTCGGCAAATTGTCAGAATTAGTGGAATTGCTTTTCATGAAGGAATCAATAAAAATGGTTGGGAGATTACTCGCAAAGGGGCTGATTTAGCAGTTCCACAGATGGTCGGAGCAGACCTAACTTTGAACCACCCACCTTCCGAGCATGGTCGTTTTAAGCGCAACATGAATGGCGGTGTAGAAGATGCAGTTGTAGGCATTGTCACAGAGGCTACAATTACAGAAAAAATGAACGGTGCATGGGATGTTCGTTTCAAAGCAGATGTATATCGCTCAGAGTTGTTTGAGGCTCTTGAATCTGGTCTATGGCTACGACAAGGCTACGGTGTATCAATTGGCGGTTCTGGAATCCCCGATGATATGCTTGAAGCAGAAGATGGTCGTATGATTATGACTTTTGAAAGTGATTTTACTTTTGACCACCTTGCTATCGTGCATAATCCAGCCTACAATCGGGCTAACATTGAGACCGTTGAAAAGATAGAAGTTAGTATGGCACAGACAGAAGTCTTTAATAGTCACATAGATTATGACAATAATCAACCAAAGGTGAAATCAATGACCGAACAAGAAATCATTGAGGCATCCGAAGAGGAAGTCGTTGAGACTCCCGATTATGCCTCAGAAATTGAAGCACTCAAGGCTTCTCTCGCAGAGCGAGAAGCAGAACTAAATGCAATCCGAGAAGCAGAACAAGCACAGGCCGAAGAAGCCCGTCTTGCTCTTGTTGAGAAGGCTACCGAGATGGGAATTGCTGGTATCAGCGATTTGCCATCCGAGACAATTTCTTCAATCATCGCTTCCTTTGAAGCAAAGATGGTTGTTGAAGAAGTTGTTGAAATGAAACCTGTAAAGGCTTCCGAGACCCCTGTTGAATCACCAGCAGTTGTCTCAGACAATGTTGTGGCTAACTACTTGAATGGCCGCAAACTAAACACGCCCGAAGAAATCTATGAAAAGGCTTTCAATGTATGGGCTAAGGCTTGGAACAAGACTAACTCCGAGCCAAATATGCGCTCCCTTCTTTACGCAGAAGCAAAGGAGAACAACTTAATTTGAGGTGAAAAAATATGACATTAATGACCCCACGAAACGGAACTTTGAAGGCTGGTAGCACCGTCACAGGCGTTGGCTACTTGCTTGCACAAGATGGAACAAACACGCTTGACCTAAGCGCAGTCACCGAAGTATGTGTCGGTGTATCTGTTGATGAGTCAGAGCGCGATGCAAGTGGACTTGTATCTGGCGGAACGGTTGGATTTTATCCTCTCGGTGGAGTGCTAATGTGCGCTTCCGAGAACACTACAACTTGGGCTTTAGGAGACACCGTCTATGTCGGTGCTGGTGGTCTATGCACCGCTACTGCTGGTTCAAACAAGAAATTGGGATTATATGTCGGTGAAGGCACAACTACTACGGCTGCTGGCGACCTTATTCCTGTTGCAACTCAAGGAGCAGACATCGCTTGAGATTAAAAAATAAATGAGGTGAAAAATATGAACAAGACTTTGGAACAAATTTTGACAGTAGAAGCAGCAGCAGGCCCATTCGGACAGGCTGATGCAGTATTAGAACAAACTCTCCGCGATTTTATTCAATTGCAATCCACTTTGATTGCAGTTGGAACACAAGTCGTTGGTGTTCGTCGCGTAGGATGGTTGGAATTTACCTTCTACACAGGTGCAGAAGGAACATTCTCCTACCCTCTTGCTGATAACGCTACGGCAGACCCAACCAAGATTGGAACATCTTCCTACTCGGTTCACTTGAAGAAAGGGCAAGGCCGATGTATCTTCCTTGACTCAACCCTCCTTCGTGGTGAATCCTTTGAAAACCTTGACCGCCAACAACTTGCTATTGTGCGAAACATGGCTGATGTTATTGACGACCTTATCCTTGAGACCCTCATTGATGGTGCTGGTCAATCAGTCACCGTTAGCGGTGGTTCAGAGTGGGATACCGCAAGCGGTGATGCAGAAGCAAACATTCTTGACGCTATGGATAAAATCTTTGAAAATGGTCGTGTTTCTGGAAACGAGCCAATGGCTCTTATTGTTCCAGCAAAGCACCGAAGCGTCTTGCTTCAAACCACTCTCTACGGAAATGTTGTTGAATCCCTTGAGGAGCATTTGAAGAGAATGAGCAACTTGAGCATTCTCTACTCACGCAACTCCCGTTTGGCTGACACGGCTCTCCTCCTAATTCCAGGCTCGGAGACTGCTGAGTTTTTCCAATACAACGGTGACGGTTTCCAAGAGACCGAATTGACCCGAATTCCTGGTGTTGGCTACGATTGGATGCTCACAGGCTACATGGGTTGTATTGTTCACGAAATGCAAGATGGTGCTTCAAGCGGTCAAAACAACCGCATCTGTAAAATCACAAACATCTCCGCTTGAAGTTAGGCGGTGATTAAGTGGATGACAGAACGCAATTCTTGATTGCATACGCTGAAAAAAAGATTGGCCGAAGCCTTAGTGCTGATGAAGCCAGCCTTTTTGAAGGTCTTGTCACAAGGCGTGAAGCCGAGTTATTGGCTCTATCTCTAACAGAGAAGCCAAAAGCAAAACCAAAGGCTAAAGTCGCAAAGAAAGAAGAAGATACTCCAATTGATGTTGCTATTGAAGAGGTGTTAAATGATGAAGTCTAAAGCGGCAGTCGCAAAAGCACTTAAAGACAAAGGCATTCCTCTTCCTAAAGAAGACTCATTTAATGCTATGATGCACCGTCTTAATACATGGGGCGAAGGCAAAGGATATTTGTTTAGGCGTATCAAGTCACGATTTTACGGAAAACAAAATCTTCCAATTGAAATTCCTTTTGGTTCAATAGTCTGGATTCCTAATAGTGATTTTGCAAGAAAAATTGCAACTACGGGTGCTATGTTCCCAATGGGTCGTTCTTTTTACGATGAAAAAATTCATATTTTAATTGATGTTCCGCAGACAGAGACTTATGAAGAACCTAAAGCAGAACCAGCAAAAGTTGAAAAGAAAACTGCTCCTAAAAAGAAGTCAAAGAAGGTGAGCGAAGATGGCGGTGACGGAAGCACAGATTCGTGATTTGTTAAATCGCCCTCGCGGTCTTAATGAAGCAACAATTACTGAATATATCACTATGCGAACCGCAGAAGTGAATAAAAAGGCTCGTTCATCATCCCTTTACTCTCTTGGGGATGGAGTAGGAGTAGATGATACAGTAAAAGAATCTGCGATTAAAATGCTTGTTGCTTGCGATTGTCTGCGAGTAATGATTGATACAATTCCATCTTATGTTCCAGAACCCGAACAGAGAAGAACAGATATTAGAATACGGGCGCAACTGCAAAATTTTGAAACAAGAGCAAATGAATACATGGCTGCTATTGCAGAACAGGGTGGTTCAGCGTTTGTTGTGTCCTCTACGGATTCAAGACAACAAGCGTGATGAAATATGACTGATTATATATGGTCTGCTCTAACACCTGGAAATGCCAGCGTAAGCACTAATTGGCTTCCTGTTGGTGTCCCAACAGTAGGTGATAAAGCCATTTTTGATGCTTCCTCTACTGCCGCTTGCACATGGGATATTACTGCCCTTGATGAAATAGAAATTCAAAGTGGCGCACTTGCTACAATTACCATACAAACAGATATTGCTTTAGATGGTCTTAGTATATCCGAAGAGGGTCTTATATCAGCCGTTAGTGCTTTTATTTTTAATTTTAGTGGAACTCCTCTATACAAATCATCTTCATGTTTTGTTGAAAATGGTATTACTACATCCCCTTTTGATAATGCTACTTCTCGTTCTAATTTAACTTATTCTATGTCACCTTCATCTGGTGATATTTATTTTGATACAGGCATTTATCCTAATGTAATTGTATCAACAACAAATTATACTCCACAATACATATCTCCTACTGTCGCAAATACAACAGATGTTAAATTTTTAACTTTACAAATTTCAGCAAATGCTGGTTTTGCGCCAACAACTAATACACCAACAGATAATGATAAACTAAAAAGATTTATTTTAGAAGAAGCGTCATCTTCGCAATTTGTCATTGATAATGGTTTTACAACATTCAATGGTGGTTATGCTACTTGGGTTTTCCAAGCGATGACAACAGGTCTAATTATACCTACATCTAATTTAACAGTCTATAACAATTGCG